TGGTTTCTGTAGCTTCTTGCTTTTCTGATGTGTCACCTTCATTATCTTCTGCTGTGACCATTTTCCAGTCTTTCATCGGAGCGCCGCCACCTTGGACCGGAACGACCTTAACTGGTTTAACAGCTGCTATTAGCGATGAAACAGCCTCGAAGGCTTCGTCATCTAGCGATTCGAACTTTTCAACTGTAGCAGCTGCTAGTTCTGAATCTAAACCATTTTCAACTAATGCGGCCATTCTTTTCATCTTTTTCTCTTTTTTCATCATCTCTTCTTCTTTGTTCTTATAAGCGGCGATGACTTCATTAGCTTCTGTAAGTGCGGTCTCTAACTCTGCGCACTTGGCTTTCATGTCATCTTCCATTTTTTTCTTGGCAGCAATCTCTTGCTCCATACTAGCGTCAAACTCGGCTTTCATTTTTTTCTTATCTTCTTCTGTTAATCCAAGCTTGTTCATGTATTCTTGTGTCATAGCATCTTTAGCTTGAATAGCCTCTTCGAGTTTGGCTTTTAGTTCGATTATTTCGTTTTCTAAGTTCATATCACTCTCCTGTAAATTGGCTTGATTTGAAAATACACCTTCTTCTTGAAAATTCAGTTTTTTTTCTTTCAAAATTTCTACTGTCGCAACTTTTTTATCAAATTTTATATTATCTTTCGTAAAAATAATACTTTCTGGATTAGCTGGTCTATTGACAAAACCTTTACCAGAAAACGTAATATTTCTAAGAACTCTACCTATCTTATAGTTTTCATGCTCACCAAGTCCACCGTAAGCTCTTAAATATTTTGTTAAGAATGCTGTTTCATTATTTCTGGATAATACTTTATATTCTCCACTTGACTTATCTATTAAGCCATAATCAAAACCTTTGAAGAAACATTCCATACTAACGTATTTTGTGCCATTTTCTATTTCTTCTATTAATTTACTAGCTCTTGAAACTAATTCAGGATCGGTATAACCCGTATAAATAACAGATCCTGTTAAAATATGAAATTTATCTGGTAAATTATTTATTGGAGTATTTTCATCGATTAATATACCATCTATTGTTATTGGATAATTAGAAGTAATATGGCCAACTATAATAGCTTCATCATGCTCTAGATTAGTTGGTTTATGAGCTGGTGTATTTTTTGCAGCCCATACTTCATCTTTATCGAAAATATCATCATTTTTATTCCATGACGATGTAACAAGAATTGATTGTGTGTAGTATAGATCTTTATCGTCTATTCCAGCGATAGCCTTAAGATCCAAATCGTATGATGCTTTCGATGCGCTATGGCATTTTTCTACCAAAGAAGCATATGTAATAGATGATTTGGTAGATAGGGCTTCTGCTAGTCCATCATCTGTTTCTATTGGATAAATAATCATAATATTGATCTTTAATTAGGGTTGGGATATATTCTGATACACCGCGTCGTAGAAATATGCTCTAGTAATTCTGGCTTCGTCTGCTGTTAATTCTCTATCTATATTATTAGCCAGATTTTTAATAAATATTCTATATTGAGCATATAACTGTTGAGATGTATCGCTTTCTACGTTTGCAAAAGCATTTGATACAATTTCTTCAGTTATGTTATCAAATGGTTTAAGTGAGAAAAGAACTTTAGTTTTTATAATTTCTGATTCTGAATATTCACTACTAGATAAACTTCTCATATTTTTCTTATTGAAGAATTCTAATAAAGTTGGATTTAGTATATCATTAATTTTATCTTGTGCTGACAAAGCCCATAAATTCAACGATGCTCCTGTTTGTGGAGAAAACTCTTTGGTTTTTCTTTTTGTTGAATCTTTACTATTTTTTGGTCTTCCTTGTCCTGGTTGTCCTGGTAATTTTTCTGTATTATTTATTTGTGGAGCAGAATTAAATTTTGGTAGTGTCGGGGCAAATGCTGTTTTGACCTCGACAGCGTTCATCTCGCCTTTTTTCTTTGGTTCTAATTCTATTCCGACCTGACTTGGTGTTGCTAGTCCCAACTGTAACGCCATCTTTTTCATACTATTTTCAAAATTACCATCAATAAATGGACCGGCTTTTTGCACCATTCTTTCACTGTCTCTTTCTCTGTTTTCTCTATTTAGCCTTGTCTTTTCTGTATCAGGATCGAATCCGAATACTCTTTGTAATAGTTCGTCGCTTATAACATTTCTATCTGCTAATTGAATTAATAATGCTTTCTCTGCTTCTTCATTACTTAAATCCATTCTATCGAATTCTATTTTAGCAGCATATTTAAAACCCATTGCTTTCTGAACAATCTCGATTTCTTTTTTCCAAAAATTAGTTAATACTTTTCTACCATATTGTAGTCTTTGGGTTAGTGTTTTTAGACTAATAAAGTTATTAGTGGTTCCAGCAGCTCCGTATGTGCCTGTCAGAGTTGGAGGAATACCTAATCCAGCATAAACGCTATTCAAATGTGGAGTATATTTACCTTCTCCAAGGAATTGATGAACAGCGGTTTTGCTCTCTATAAGCTCAATATCTGGTCCCCAAACAAGGTCCATTGTTCCTCCGCCAACGTTATTTTGTAGTATGCTACTGAGTTTATTTGCAGCGGCTGCCGTTGGGGCAATTTTGTGTTCTAAACTACCAAGTTTAAATATACGAATGTTACTAATAGCTCCGTCTAGAGCTGCAAGATCTGCTAACTTTAATTTTTCTATAATATTAATATCATCCATTATACTATAGATCATAGGATATGCCCATGTTTTCCAGTCGTCTTTTTTATAGTGAAAAACAAGAGTTTTTAATGGATCGAGTAGGTATGGTTTTTTACTTTTTGCAGCTTCTATTATTGCTGATGGTAATTGATTTATAATTTCTCTTTCAGCATCATTTTTTGGAGCATTTATTAGTTTGCGTAAAGATGCTGGCATAGTTATGGCATAATTTTTATCAGCAACAAACGATGATAATGGTCCTCCAACAACATCAACACAAATAGGATCTATAAAAGTATATTTCCAAGGTATTTCTCTTTTTTCAACAGGAACCTCGTCTGTATTGACTATAATGTCTGGACTAGCTGTTGTTCTATAAAGATTTTCGGCTACCTTTAAACTAATCTTAGCCGTTTGTCTATTAATAACCACATTACCAATTCTATATAAATTATTAAGAAATCTTTCGCTTCTTTCTTCTCCATGGATTTTATCAAACCATTTTCTATAGAATTTTTCGATTCGTTTATTTGGATGTACTAATCGGATGCCTTGACAAGCAAAATCACCCATAAGATCTATAACATTTTTTACTAATCCGACTCTATTATAGATAGAATCTGCATTATTGAATATATATTTGATCTGATTAGGAACACTTTCATCAGGTCTAAAGTAATCGTAATCGCTTCTTGTAAGTCCTGGACGACCACTAATTGGGCCAACCAGATTAGAAAAATCTCTATATCTACCAGTAGTAGCTGCTGATGCTTTATTTACTAATCCAAACTCTTCTAAGCCCCTGCTAGCTTCTTTCAGAGCGCTCCTTTTATCGTCAAGATTAGCATCTTCCCATGTAACATAGGCTTCTGTGGGCACAACCGCCTCAGATTTCTCTATCAGTTCATTTTTGGTCTTTTTTCTTGGCATAATAGTATTACAATAGGTTTACAATGGTATTACAATATTTAGATACACAGTTTAGCGATATATCCCTTTATATATATTATCATTCGCAGCGTTGGTGAACCAGCTTGGTCCTTTATACAAATCCCCACTAGATTTAGTATCTGTTTGATTTCTTAGATTTGATCCTATTACATCAAAAGCAACCGGTTGAGTTGCTCTATTTATTTGTCTAGCTAACATATTTGCGATTAATAATGCGCTATATCGGTCTTTTCTAAGCTTACCCTTTTTACCATTGGGCATTTTGATATCGGGTGTGTCCCATCTATCTCTAGCTCCATTACCTCCACTAGTTTGAGTCATAACTATAGTGGTTAATTCATTTTTTAATTCTTCTATTTCTAATATACATTCACTTTCACTGTCGTATAGATTGTTAAGATCTGCTTCCATGATATCTTTATTTTCTTTATCCATAGCTAAAGCTAAACTTACACTATCAAATCTTGGAAATAATAATACTTTATCTTCAAGATCCTTACGCAAACCATGATTTGCTTGGCTAGTCCAATCGGCTCTAGCAAATTGCACCAATTCTAGCAAATGTAATCCGGCTTTGTCATCAGTATCTTTGGGTCTGTCGTTGTCAATAACAGGCCAAATTAATAGTTCTCCTTCTGTCATTTTATTTGGATCATGTAAAGCTTCTTCGATAGCTACACCACCTCCTTGAGCATCCATACCTATCCTAATAGGTGGAAAAGTTTTCATTAGATTTCTAATTTTTCTAGAACAAAAACCATAAAAATCATGCTCAGTTACAAGTCCTGTTTTTTGTCTTTCTTTAAAATTAGTTCTATTAGTAGTCCAACAATAAACAATTCTATTGTGATCAGGATGTAGCTCTAGTACTATAATACTAAAGTTATCTTTTTCACTAGCCGGATCTACGCCATAAACATATTGTAAATCTGGTTTACCCGTTGTTGCAACATCGAATAGTACCATTTTATCAGCTATAAATATGGGCTTAGTATCACTAACGACACAGCTTTCGATCAAGCTTCGCTTAAAAAAACCATCACTATCTTCGGTAAACACCGCGGCATATTCCATGTTGTATATACCAGTGTGTATTGTAGCTTTTGCTCTACTAACTTGTTTATCATCCATGAATCCTTTAGGAACTAGTTCGTATGGCATTCTTATTATACTATAATCTTTCCAATCAAAACTACTTGGTACTTCTCCATTGAAAATTTCTTGTAATTTTTTAACGTCTCCTTTGCTTTCTATTATTGCTTTATATCTCTTCCAATAACTAGCAAAGTGTTTAAAACTATAGTCTGCTGTTCCAGCAATTATAGCCTGATTATTTTTCTTTGATTGTAAATCTTCGAGTTCATCTGTCCAGATACCAGCTTCCATCATTGCCTGTTTTTTTGCTTCCTCTTTGACATTTTGAATAGGATTAGAACTAACAGCAGCGAAACCAGACACAACGGTTTCGTAAATTTCTGGACTAATTGATGCAAATTCGTCTGCTATAATTATATGAGCACGTAATCCTCTGATCTTTTCGCCAGTACCTAGTGGTACAGCTATGGTCCAGCTATCGCCTAGTCTTATAGTACATCTGTCAACGTCTCGTCTTGGACCATCATTTGCTCCGGTAAAAATACTTCTCAATATAGCGCTATTATTCCACATATTTTCCATATATTCGAAGATTACTTTACTCTGTCTGAAAGCTGAACCAACAATAACAATCTTACTTCCTGGTTCAAAAATACATTTAAGCATAGAGTATAAGGCTAGTATAAAACTTTTACCAAAACCACGAGTAGCAACGAACATAGGAAATGCTGTTGTCCAGAATTCTTGAAGCAGAACGACTTGTATTGGGTGGAGTTCTATATCGAACAATAATTTGCATGTTGTTCCTAAATATCTAGGGCTTCTCAATAGTCTCAGTAGATGTAAGTCTGGTCTTTCTATATCCTGTTTAGCTCGTCCAATCATAGGATTGTTTTGGACAACTATGGAGTCTATATCCCCAAGTCCTAACCAAGCATCGTCAAATATTTTAAAGTTGTTTGCCGTTGCCATATAGTTCTACCATTCTTCTCATTATAGATAAAGCAACAATTTCGGCATTTTCTCTATTGCCACAATAGATGGTGTGTATTCCATATTTGATATTAATTTCTGTAAGATATTTTAAGATATATTTACCAGTGATTCTGATGCTGCTCCATAGTTTTTTTGGAACAGTCGAACCTATAGGATAGTCTAGCACATTATTGAGTGTAAACTCTAATAAGATAAATCTATGCGGTATTTTTTGTAATCTTTCCAATACATCAACAAATCTTTTTTCTGTAATATTATTAGCAATTTCACTTACACTTTGTTTTCTTTCTATAGCAAATATATTTTCTAGTCCTTCGACACTATAGTCTCCGGTGTCTAATTTTCTGGAGGCTATGGAGCGATGATCCAGATCCCAGGGTTTTTGTTCTCTGGTATCTACTATTATAGTGAAATCATTTAAATTCATTACATATTATCTAATTCTTCGTCGTTTACCGGAACTGGTTGATTAGCTAATAATCTGCGAGATTTTTTAATAGCTCTCGCAACCATCAACTTGCCTATAGCATCAATAAATGGCAAACTGCGTTTCTTGGCTTCTGTTCTTAACCAACCAACAATAGTATCAATATTAGCTTCGCACCAATCGTTACCTTTCTCATTCATTTCTATAGCGTGTTGACGACACGAACATCCTGCGGTCATAACTATACCAAGAGTTTTGATCATGGAACTAAGAATAGAGCCTGGGCCATTCGGATGTTCTTCCAGTGTTTTGGGAAATAAACTTCTAAGAAATTTTTCGGGATTATTCCCAATTATCTCTTTTAGTTTAATTTCTCCGACCTCTCTTGTTATTATTCCGGCATTATCATAGTTTTCATTAGTAAATAAATAAACTGGATTTGGTATTCTATCAATTCTTACATAGTATAACTTTTTACTTGGGTAATCAGAGTATATTACATCAAGAGAGTCTAGAACTATAGGATCCGGTGTTACTAATTTATTCGAAGCATCAGTATACGGTGGTGGGTAGATAGTTATTTGTTGATCTAGTTTCATTTGTTACTCCTTATCCTTATTCTGCTTTCTTCTTATATAATAAGTTCAAAAATAAATTTGCATAGCTAGTTTCATCATTTTTAATAAAATTATGATGAAATTTACATAGAGTAATACCATTATCTATATGGTATCGTAATCCAGGATATTGACTCCATGGTAATATATGATGAACTTGTAGATATTTTTTAGATAAACAATTAGGCCATTGGCACATATGTTTATCTCTTACTCTTATAGCTTTACGCCATAGAGTATAAGATTTATCATTATAATTTCTCATTAGATTTAATCTAATTTAAGTGTTCCAAGATTTTTGATATCTTTAATAGTTTTATCTAAGCAACAATCTAATCTAATAATATCATTAGATGCTTGGCTCATAGCAATAATATTAGAAGCTAAAACAGGATTTCCTTCGGATGCTCCTGGATTTCTCTCTTGAAATCCAAAATCTGTTAAACACTTTAGACTAAGCTGACTCAAAACTCTTCTACTGCCCGGAGAAATGTATCCAACCATTAATTCATCAGAAACCCCGATATAGTTTTGTCCCAAAGATCCGGGGGCTGATGATGATCTGAAACTATCTTCCCAATGTCCCGATGCTGTTCCTGCCCCACCGGTACTTTCTAGAGGAACCAATGTTCTTGTTGTGCTGGTTAATGAATTATAAGTATTTTGTGTTATTGTGTAAGCTGATCCACTTAGAAAATTATTTGTTGGTGGAACACCTCCAAACTGTATAATAGTTGTATTATTTTGCCAGAATGTTCCTATGCCTAAAGCATGACCAAGTTCATGGGTCATAATATTTACCCAATCGGCAGCGCTAAATGAGTTTTGATATCGTAAATTTACATAAACATTAAAGTCCAGAGGTTGTATCCATACTGCTGGAACCCCTGTTCCATTTATATCAACGATCTGATTCGGTCCACAAGCCGCTATCCATGATGCTGTATTATCTGTTGTTGGATTATAACTAGCTAACGATAATCCTCTCCAATTACTAAAACCTGTTAATTGAGTTACTATAAGATTTCTAACATCATCTCTATAGTTAATATAGTTATTCCATCTATCAGCAGCTTGATCCAAGTACCCTCTATATGGCTGTGGAACAATACTTGCCCAAGATGCTTTATTAAATAATGTTGTTGCGGACGCTGGCTGAGGTGTATTGGTTGGCGTCGGAGTTGTTGTAGAGGTTGGTGTTGGACTAGGAGCAATTCTAGATACTCTTCTTATAAATGAAGTGTGAAGATTTCCAAAAACAACTTTTAGACTCTGAGAGTCCGCAATTAATGTTGGTGTTAAGCGATCAAAAGGAGCAGAGTCGTCTCCAACCTGACCTTGAGAGTTATCGCCCCAAATCCAGAGAGATCCATTAGATTGAATAGCTCCGGCATTATTTTGCTTTGCCCAAACCGAGACCCAATTAGATCCAGATAGTGGTGTTGGAACCAATACTATTCCGGTACTATTATTACCTAATTTACCATTGTCTCCTGATCCGAAAACATATAACATATTATTACTATTAATAGCATAAGAAGACAACGATCCGGCTGCTGTTGTTGTCCAAGACTGTTGAGAATTGACTAGGACTGGAACTAGACTATTTGTTCTTGAATTATTTCCTAATTGACCAGATGTATTGTTACCCCATGAGTATAGAACTCCACTAGATATAGCTAGTGTGTGTACGTTTCCGGCAGAAACATGTGTTACAGCTCCATTGTTGGGCATGTTTATTCTGGTCGGAATTTGTTTAAGACTTGTTGTACCATCTCCTAATTGACCATTTCCATTTAATCCCCAGCACCATAAAGAACTATTATTAATAATACCCGCTACGTGGTATTCACCAGCAGATATTTGTGTCCATCCTGAGCTATATCCCGTTCCGGTTACTAGAGTTGGAACAGTGGCTGTTAATCTATTATTTATTCCTAATTGACCATTGGCATTTGCTCCCCATGCCCATAGCGTACCATCTGATTTTATAGCATACGATGATCCTCTACCAGCAGCGACCGACACCCAAGTAGAGTCTGTGCCAATCTGTTTTGGCCTAAATGCTGAGGTTGTTGTTCCATCTCCGAGTTGGCTACTCGTGTTAGCGCCCCAAGCCCACAATGTTCCGTCGGTTGCTACGGCTAGTGTATGATCCCAGCCATTTGCAATATCCATAATTTGTTTTCCGAAATCAATTAATAGTGGGGCTGATGCACTATTTGTTGTTCCGTTACCGAGCTGTCCATTTAAATTATAACCAATAGTAAACGCAGTATTTAATAGTGGTGCTGGGGTAGGTGTTGGAGTTCTAGTATTTGTTGGAGTAACTGTGGGAGTAGATGTATTTGTTGGGGTAACTGTTGTTGTTGGAGTAGCAGTTGGTGTGTTTGTAGCTGTTGGAGTATTAGTTGGTGTGCTTGTGGCTGTTGAAGTCGGAGTATTTGTTGTGGTTGCTGTAGGTGTTACAGTTGCTGTGGGGGTTACTGTAGAAGTTGAGGTGTTGGTAGGAGTTACCGTGTTAGTCGGGGTATTTGTTGGAGTTGTTGTTGATGTACTAGTAACTGTAGGAGTTACTGTTAAAGTGGGTGTATTTGTTGGAGTTGGAGATGGAACAAATATTGGGTTGCAAATATATTGCGATCCAATTGGTCCGTCTCCGTTCGTATTAGCTTGAACGCAAGTTGGTGAGTTATCGCTTTGAGTTGCAAATGTCCAATATCCAGCATTAGTGCCAGATCCTTTGTAGTAAGCAGCTTTATACCATTCGTTTTCTGTTGGCACAAAATATGATGCGAAAGGATTTCTATTTGGAGCCGGTCCGCTTGTTACTCCATTTAATGAGTATGGTCCTTGCTCAGTTGAGTTTTCGTCTTGATTACCAGCTGGCTTACCGTTATGAAGCCAGTTACAATACCTAGCGGCGTCAAACCATGATACCCATATCATTGGTTTATTGCCATAAGATCCTCTAACTGAATACGAGTAAGATCCAGATGTTCCTGTTCTAATAATACCACATCTTTGGTCCGCCATTCTGGTGTCGTATAGCGAATATGTGTCTGTTGCGGCTATAGCATTTAAGAAATCAGTATATTCACAAACCGTAACAGGATATATAGATATTCTATAGTTGTATGATACTGCTCCATAACCACTATTAGAATCGGCTGTGTTATTAATATCTCCAACTGTTACAAAATTAGAAAAATTCCATGGATTATCAGATGATACTACTCTAAATCCAGTATTATTATTTCTAATATTATAATTAGAAACTTCATTTCTTTGCAATGATGTTGAAGCACCAAAGGCCCAGTGTCCACCTCTTATTCCTTTACTTGAGGAGGTCGGACTATCTAGAGATGTTGCTCCATCTAAATCATTCCATTCATATATGTTTCCTGTTTGATCATAAGTTCCATATGCGCTTGGACCGCCGTTACTACCAACGGTTGTTACGTTACCATTGAATCCATCCCAGTCGCCGCATAGACTGTGATTAGCAGCGTTTACAACAGGAACGGTCGGAGTAACAGTTGGAGTGTTAGTCGGAGTTGGAGTCAAACTAGAGGTGACGGTAGGAGAAACTGTATTCGTAGGTGTTGTTGTGTTTGTGGGTGTGGTTGTGGGTGTCGTTGTTGCTGTAGGAGTTACGGTAGAGGTTGGTGTTGCTGTTATAGTAGTTGTTGGAGTAGTAGTTGGCGTGTTCGTTGCGGTAGTTGTTGGAGTAGCAGTGGATGTTACTGTAGGAGTCACTGTTGAAGTAGGTGTTGGGCTTGCAGCTGGAGATGCTGTTGGAGTTGGAGTAATTGGTAAACAATAAGCTGTATATATATTACCATCGCCAGAAGTTATAGATAATCTATTTCCATTGCCCGATACACTGGCATTTCTCCACAGATTTGTTATCTGTTCGTTGCTCCATGTTACTCCAGAGTCTAAGCTTAACCATGGCTGTTGTCCATAAGCTAATGCTAAAATAACTGATGCGTTTTGAGACATTCCAATTCCAACCCATGGTCTAATACCAATTGGCAATGTTGTCCATGTAGTACCCCTGTCTCTACTAATGTACACTTGATCTCTTAGGGCTGTAACTGCTATAACTGAACCATCTGCTGAAATAGCTGCGTATCTATAGTCTCTGCTCTGTTCTCTAGCAACCCATGTTGCTCCACCATTTGTGCTAATATATATTTGACCATTTTGTTCAAGGGCTACAATAGTTGATCCATCAGCAGAAACAGTTACAGTTTGCCAATTTTTAAATGGTCCAGTAGGTAACCATGTTTCTCCAAAATTAGAGCTAATAAATATTTGTCCATTAATATTTGTTGTTGTTGCGATTCTTCTTCCATCGCCCGACATGGATATGCTGCGCCATGCTCTATTAACTGCTTTTGGAGTCCATGTGACACCACTATCTCTACTAATGTATATTCTATCAAGAACACTAGCTGATGTTACAGCAGCCATTGTTGTTCCATCAGATGATACAGCAACGCTACGCCATGTATTCGAGAATGCTCTCGGTGTCCACGAAACGCCATAATCATTACTTATATATAAGAAATCATTATTAGCGGCGGCAACAAGAACTTGACCACTATTAGACGATGCTACTTCGTGCCAATCTCTGGATTTTTCTCTTGGTGTCCATAGAGTTCCTTGTGGACACATAGAAACATCGGCGCAATAATAACCGGTTCGGTATAAAGCATCACCATTAGTATCACAATTAGCTATTTGTGGAGGAGAGTCGCTTTGAGTTGCATATAGATAATAATTATTATTTACAGCACCGTTTTGATAATAAGCAGCCTTATACCATTCATTTTCAGTTGGTATGTAATAAAGAGCTGTTAAGTTTTTACTTACTCTGCTTCCACTAATAATTCCATTTAGTGTATATGCTCCATCTTCTGTTGTGGAAGAATTTTGTAAACCTTCTGGTTTGCCGTTGTGAAGCCAATTGCAGTATCTTGCAGCTTGGAACCACGATATAAAGTTTACTGGTTTATCGTCAGCGTTTTCCTCAATAGTATATTTATATGAACCACTATTTCCTACTCTTCTTATGCCACTTAAATTTATCTTGACATCTGGAACATTAAATAAGCCATAAGTATCAGTTTTAGCAACGGCATTTAGGAAGTGAGCATATTCACAATTTGTAACAGAATACTTGCCGATATAGTATGTATAATTAACAGAACCAAATCCTGTTCTGGTATCGCTAATATTACCTGGGTTTCCAACAACAACAAAATTAGGATAGTTAATACTATTATTTCTAGAGGCGATTCTTAATCCTGTTCCGCCACCTCTAAATGAGCTATCTAGAACTTGTCTGTATAAAGAAGTTATTCTATCCGGAGGACTACCATTAGCACCACCTCTTGCAACCCTCTGAGTTAGTGGAACATCTACAGATTCCACAATTTCCCAAATATTTCCTGTTTGGTCGTAAGTACCATAAGAACTTGGTCCTCCATTACTACCAACTGTTGTTACGAAATAGGTGCTCCATGAAGCACCTCTCATGTAATTAGCTCTATTGACACCAGGAGGAAATGGTGCGGGTGGGATTGGTGTGCTAGAAGCTGTTGGTGTCTGACTTGGTGCGGGTGGTGGTGATGGTGGTAATGTTGTTAATCTAATTGTTCCAATCCAAGGATGACCACTTGCTGGAATAGATACCCATCTTCCTCCTTCGCCAGGAACAGGAGAACCGATCCATTTGTAATGAAAATTATCAGTTGGACTTGTATAATTAGCTCTATTTTCCGTTCCTAAACAATATCTTGGAAATGTTCCTTTACCATAACTATCTCTAAATGTTGGTGTTTCTGGGTATTCCAAAATAAATCCGCGGTTTCTTTCAACATTTCTTAAATATTTAATAGTATTTATATCATCACCAGTTATAGTGCCAGATAATCCATATCTAGCAGCAATCTGACGCTGTTGAGCAACTAAATTAGTTACTACTGCTCTTGTAGGTGTGGGGGTGACCGTAAGAGTAGGCGTATTAGTTGGTGTTGTTGTTTTTGTTGGAGTATTTGTTGGAGTAATACTTATAGTTGGAGTATTGGTTGGAGAAACACTAAGAGTTGGAGTATTAGTTGGGGTTGTACTAATTGTTGGGGTGTTGGTTGGAGTTATACTAATGGTTGGCGTGTTGGTTGGTGTGTTGGTCGGAGTGGGGGTTGGAAATATAGGAGATCCATTGTAAAGACCATCTCCGACACCATTTGCTCTAACAGGCATAGGAAAAGGTCTTGGCTTGTTAGGAAGCTCTATAATGTTATCGGTTTGTGTAGCGTAGTCCCAGTATCCAGCAGTTGTGCTATCACCTTTATAATATGCTGCTTTATACCATTCATTTTCTGTTGGTATATAATATAAAGCATTAATATTCTTTGCTGGAATTAATGGTTGATTTCTACCATCTACCGCTCCGGTAAATGTATAGGCGCCGTCTTCTGTAGTACTATTATTTTGTGGGCCAATTGGTCTACCATTATGTAACCAGTTACAGAATCTAGCGGCTTGGAACCAGTTAACATATACAACAGGCTTATTACCCATATTAGCTTTAACAGAGTATGCGTAGTTGCCTTCTACTCCGGATCTAGCGATACCATATCTTACATCTGTTGTTACTAAAAATAACGAACCAGATGACGCTGTAGCAATAGCGTTTAAAAATTCTACATACTGATCATTAGTTATTGGAAATGTTGATATTCTATAAGTATAAGAAACACTACCGTATCCATTAGTATCCGAAGCATTATTTATATCACCAACATTAACAAAATTACCATATGTGGGATTTGTAAGTGAAGATGAGATTCGAAATCCTGTAAAAGCTCTACGAAAACTAGCCAAATAAGAATATCTAGATAATTGAGCAGTTAATCCGTTGTATGGCGCGGCACTATTGACGCTAGTGTTCCATGCTCCGCCTCTATAGACAGCATTGACTGTTGCTGGTGTAGCTCCCGGATTTACACCTACCCATTCATAAACATTGCCTGTTTGATCGTATGTTCCATAAGCACTAGGTCCTCCATTTCCACCAACGCTTGTAACATTGCCGAATCCGTATGTGTTTAGTACAATATTGGAATTATTCCATGCTGCTTGATTATTCCAATTTGCTGTATTTAGTCCGGGGGATACGGCCATTTATGGTCTCCTTAATCTTACTAATATATATAGTTGATAATTTATTATACACATATTTTTTAATTATTAGGATTTGTGACACTGTCCTTATTTAGTATTGGTATATCGGCCTTATTATCTGCGTATATATGGATATTATATAGATGCTCTCTTGCTTTGTCAGTGGCCATAGATAATATTTCCATCTCTTTTCCTTCTCTCTCTCTAACGTCCTCTTCTTCTAACATTCTAATTAGACCTATCCAAGAACTTTTACCATCTTCTATTCTTTTAATTCTTTGTTCACGAGTAGCTTTTAAATCTTTACTAATTTTTTGTTGCTCATTAAGCAATTTTGTATATTCGTTTGTATAACTAGCTATACTATTTCTAGCGTAACTAAGTTGAGTTTCTAAATTGGCTAATTTTGGAATATCTCGTTGCTCTTCTGGTTTTTCATATTCTTTATCTACTAGTTTTTGTAATTTTTCAGTTTCGCTTATGTGTCGTTTACGTTCTTTCATACTTCTATTAATTAGAATATCTATAGTGATAAATTGTTTGATCTGTAATTCTTCAGCAGGAAGAACGTCCTCTCTGAACTGTCTGATAAGTCCTATCCACGTATTTTCAAAATATTCTAACTCTCCACTATCTTTATCAAACTGTCTTTCTATTTCGCTCCAGAAAGTTTTAGAGTGTAGTTTTTGTCGTAATATTTCTACCTCTTTGGTATCTTCTGTTGCGTATAAATTATTTTCTTTTATATATCTTTTAATTGGTTCGATAGTTCTATTAAGAGAATCTGCTATTTGTTCTACTGATAACTGTGATAAATTATCTTGTATAAATTTTTCTTCATCTAAACTTAGCTGTCCTCTTTTTTTACTCATGTTGTTCTCCAATAATTTCTTTAATTTTATTTAGTAGCTTAGTTTGATCTATTTTATTAACTTTGCTACCACTTTTAAGTTTTAAGTATATTATTCTATAATCATCAACAAGTTTTTCTTCTAAAATACGAATAATTTCTTGGTTCGTTATACTATTGAGTAATGGTTCCTCGTTATTATCGTCCTTAAAAGCATTAGAATAATTTTTAACTTCATCGATTGTTGTTAAATGCATTAGATTTTTTTTACTAGAGTTTCTCTTATTCCAAGAAGAATACAATTCACAGTCATTTTTATTATCGTATTTCTTGCAACCGCTAAAGCTTTCCTTTTGCTGAGGATCATAAAGTGGACATGCTAAACAAGGCTTGTCCGGTCTTTGATAGTTATCTCGCTTGTAATTAAATAAGCGATTTCTAACATGAGTCCATAGAAAATTTTCTAGAGGTCTCTTGTGATCGTAATTTTTTAGACCTTCTATAGCAAATATACTTATTTGTTGACGCATATCTTCTATATCATGATATCCAAATTTAAATTTATACGCTAATTTTTTAGTTATTATATCTATAACATTAAGTAATGTGTTTTCATCAACAGTTTTAGTTTTCTTCGGTTTTTTGCTCGACGTTTTTTTCGTTGACTTGTTTGTTTTTTTCATCCTCTATTAATTCATTAATATTTTTAGTTTGAGAAGATTGTAAATCTGAAGAGATATCCAGATTGTCACTAGCGGTAACTTTTAATATACTTTCTACAAAGTTATCAATTTTCATAATTTTTCTTGCCTCAAAGTGATCAAGGTTATAAGATATAATATGTTCTAAATACACCTTGTCAAAAAAGGAAACAAAAATGGCTAATTATAAAAAATGGAGCGATGCTGAAAAAGCTTTTATTAGAGATAATGTTAATTCTTATAGCGATATGGAACTAGCTGCAAAATTAAGTCAAATGACGGGCGAAAATATTAGCACCGCTATGATTCGTCGCCAAAGACGCAAGTTTGGTGTTGTTAAGCCAAGAGGTCGTAGGAAAAAGAACGTTTCGGTTCCTAATAATCAGGAATAAAAATTAATCTAAAATCCGACTCCAAAGAAAAGCTAGTCAAGTTTTTGATTAGCTTTTTTTATTTAAATACACGGAGATATTTTTGTGATGGTTATTTCTATAGTGGATCCAATGCCAGACCCTGATCCTGATCCGGCTCCGTTATCTATTATTTCCCAAGATGCTGTAATTGTGCCTTCTACCGGCCAAGGATAGTCACCGCCATATGGACTTCGTAACTTAAAGGACGATCCATAAATTGTTAATTCCCACTTAGATTCTGAAGAATTATAAGTAATATATCTTATATCCATATTGTTATTGCTATTTATATAAGTATATGATCTTGGAAGACCTGGATTAAGCATCATAGTAACAGAAGATGGATCTCCGTATCCGGATATACTAAGATTAGAAACCTCATCTGAGCTGTCACACGTAGGAGTTGGAGTAGGTGTTTCACTTTCGGTTATTGTTGGAGTAGGTGTTGGTGTTTCACCTTCACTACCACTTCCGCTACCACTTCCGCTACCAGCGTCTGGTGTTGGAGTTGGCGTTGGAGTTTCGCTCTCACTAGCTGTTGGCGTTGGTGTTGGTGTTTCACTCTCACTAATACTTGGGGTGGGAGTTGGAGTTTCTGTAGTGCTGATTGTCGGTGTTGGAGTAGGTGTTTCCGAACCGCCATTGCTTGATGAAGATGAGGTCGTGGACGAACTTGAGCTACTACTTTCTGCTGGTGTGCTTCCGCTTCCTTCTTCGCACGACAATTCTTCGCCTGAGAGTGCAGCTCCACAATCTAAAATATTGCCCTTGATACCACTACCCTTATCGCAGCAACAATCTAGAATTGCATTATGATTATTCTCTGTAGCATATTCTTGTAATTTTGCTGAAGTACAGTTAGGATCAACATCTGGTCCGCTTCCGCTACCTTCGTCACCGCTTCCACTGCCGCTTCCTGATCCTTCTTCGCAATCTGCTGCTGTTAATCCAGCTTTTATAAATTCTGAATCGTTTTCTTCTCCTGGTAAATCATTAGTTCCACAAATGTTTGGAATATTTCTTAATGCACCGTCAAGATTAATACAGCAACACTTCTTTAAGGAAAGTTTCCAACCAGGATCGGTTTTAGGATCAAATTCAACATTTACACCTCTTTCTGGATGTATGCTATCTATATATTTACCTCCATTTACTGCTTTTTCTTCGATTATAGCAACAACATTGTCACAATTAAATTCCCAAACAGCCTGTGAAACCGGACTTGGAGATGGCGTTATTGTTGGTGTGGGAGTCGGTGTTGGGGGCTCTCCGCTATCACTACCGCTACCGCTTCCACTGCCGCTACCACTGCCGCTACCAGCATTTGGTGTTGGAGTAGGAGTTCTTGTTGGTGTTTTGCTTATAGTAGGAGTAAGTGTTGGTGTCGGTGTTGGTGTTTTAGTTGGTTTTGGTGGCTTCGTTCTAGCTGGGCCGCATAAGGAACAGTCAAAATAGGCTGGATAGTATGTTCCATTGACTGTTTCATCTCTTATATTGCAATCATGCTCGGATATATCATTTATGCAATCGTAGTCGTCATCTGGTGCATAGTAGTAATAACAACTTCCTTTGCTACAAGGAAACGGTGTTGATGTTGGTGTTATGCTAGGAGTTGGTGACGGCTTTAGAGTTGCTGTGGGAGTTGGAGTTGGTGTTAATCTTACACATTCATAAACAACAGCATTTCCATAAATATCAATATATTCTTCACCTTCGACCAGTGTTGGGTTGGCTGCTTTTCTTTCATGAAAATCAGCTATTGCAAACGGATTTGTATGGATCTCTGGTTGCACCGTATAGTATTTATCAAAACATCCACATGTTTCATTGGCTCCTTCTCCAATTTCAATATCAGCTGGATCTGGACAGCGACATATAGCGTTGCTCACAATTAAACCATCTACTATATCATAATATGGTATTTTAATATCTGGACATTGACACTCACCAGATTCCGACACGGTGTCACCAGGATCATCTGTGTCTCTAAATATGCATTTACATTCTTTATCCAATGTATTATATACTGTATTAATTTTTTCACAAATACATAAATCTTCTTTTTCTATTTCCGATGCTGATCCATTAAAATATTTTTGATTAATTTTAGTTTTAATATGCTCAAAAGGATTTATTCCATAATTAGTGCCAGTACCAAAGTATGGATTATTTTTTTCAAATTCGGTATATGGAATAGTGCCCGGTGGGCATGAGCATAATTTAGCAATTTGTAATTTACCGTCTACAAAACTTTGTGGACTATATGGAGTATCGGGATATGTGTGCCACATACTATTAGCTACAATGTATAATTGTCTAGCCTCTCTTTGTTCAAAAACAATAGGTTTTGGGCTAGCATCCGATAATTCTTGTCTAACAGATGGTGGATTAAATCTTTTCATTGAATTAGTCTCAATCTGGTTCTTCTAGTGGCATATCGTCATTTGGAATTGGATCATCTATTTCTGGATTATAGAAATTTATAGGATTATCCTCTATATTAGAGAAGTTTAAATTATTTGCAATACTAAAAAATTTAGATTGATCTTGTTGCATGCTTGTGCTTTTATAGTTATCTTTTTCGGAATATAAATTTTTACTGTATATAAAAATCATAATCAATAATCCTTATTAATAATTTTCTGTTATCCAGCCATCATTTAAAATATTTAGTCCATTAGTTATTCCAAATCCGAAGTCTGAAAAGTCTTCTGGAGGTATTGGTTGTACAAGTGGTATATCTATTTCTTTTTTATTTTGAAATAATTCTAAATTGTTACTATCTGGGGTTTCATTATTAGTAGCGTTTTGCACACCAAATATTACAATTTTTCTTGGAGCTCCATTTTTATCAAATACTTGTATCGGTATAATACTATCTAAATACCCTCTAAAAGCATTTGAATATGGGTCTAAATTATTTGGAATACTACTAAAAAAATCAGTTTTGAAGCATAAAGATTTATTTTGACTAAAAGACTCAGCTTTTGGTAACCACTCTTTAGAGTCTGGTAAAATTACATAATATGCGGCATCATATTGATATGTTATGGAGTAACCTATATTCATTTGTATAATGGCGTAGCATCCGTCTTCCGATATTCTTTTAACTTTCGCTTTAACTTCTTTTCTTTCTCCATCAATTTTATTAACTGTTGCCACTTTAAGGTCTTTATTGCGCCAAGATAAATCTTTTTTCTCGCTGGCTGATTTTAATCTAAAACTATGACTTAGTGAATTATAGTCGTATCGATATACTCTAATAATACTAGATTTATTATCTTTTTTTTCTTTATTATAAGTGTCAGCTATATATAATTCTGGTATAATAATATGTGATTGTTTTTGATTATATGTAAGCGTATCTTCGTTAGCTCTAATATATGGTATATCTGATGGTCCTAGTCTTAGTCTATCATATGATCTTGTTGTATACGCAAACACACCACTTTCTCTACAAGAAAGAACTTCTAGTGATATATTACCTCCAGATGAGTTTTTTAATCTACCAACTATATTCTGTGTGTATGATGGGTATGGGGGATTAGAGTACTGTACTTCCCAAGTTCTGAATGGTAACGGAACGGGTCTTTTATCTTCTAATTCTTCGAAAGAGGAACTTCCAGAGAGACCAGTACCAGATGCTCTTTCTGCGATTTCTATCAATGTTTTTTCAAAATTATCGTCTTCTGATACTATTTGATATGTAACGGTCTCTTCTAAGCCAGTTGATAAATTTCTTTCGGTTTCAGTATATGACAATGAAGGATTATTAAAGTTATTATATAGATAGAAATGGTGATACTTATCACTAATATTGCAGTCGTATTTGTGGCCATCCATGTATCTTATTTCTTTCCAGTAAAATGTATCCTTTAATCTATGATGTTCTATAGCATCACTATATTGTCTTGGTCTATTTAATGTTTCTTCAGCTAGTCGTAATTTTTTCCACGCCAAATAACCCAGCATATAATTAACAGATTGTAAACAATATGGTTGTCTTATAGGCATTATAATCCCCTTACAATATTATTAGCACCACAAGATAAATTTATGGTGTTATTTGTAGAGTTTGTGTTATCTAAGCTATAGATTCTTAATCCGGCGTTAAGAGTTTTTTCTGTATAGGTGTGTATGGTAGTTGATCCATTTAAAATAATAGATAGTTTGTTTGGTACTATAATTTTATTATTATGATTAATATATGATTTCATATTAATTTAACCAGCACATGAGGAAATTCTTGTTGTCGAAATAGTATAGTATAAACCATCTCCACTGCCGCTTCCACCAACAGGAATAGATGTCCAAGCGAAACCCAATGGATCCCAGGGATATGGGTTATTTTGTAGGCTGTATGCAATGGGAGTATTAGGATAGATTTCTACTTGCCATCTATAAGCACCTGGATATTGATCAGGATCAAATTCAACCCACTTAATATATCTAAAATCATTACCTATACCAATATAAATATATGACATCTTATCATTATACATACCAGTAGGATCTAATATAACATCATTTAAATATCCACTAAGTAAAATTTTAGCATCTGGATCAAGATCAGCACAAGTTTGTGTTGGTGTTGGCGTTGGACTTTCTGTTTGCGATGGTGTTTCGGTTGGTGTTGGAGTAACGCCTTCACTTCCGCTTCCGCTACCACTTCCGCTGCCGAAATCTGGCGTTGGAGTTGGCGTTGGAGTTTCGCTCTCACTAACAGTTGGTGTTGGCGTTGGAGTTTCGCTCTCACTAACAGTT